GAAAGAGGCAGGGTTATGCGCGGCTGCGCTCATCAAGCGATACTGACGCTTTGATCTTGCAGGCACAGCCGCGCACTCCCTCTTACTTGCCGCGCATCTTATTCATGGCGTCGATGATGTTGCCCTCAGGCGTCATCATGCCCTTGCGGACCTTGGCAGCGCCGCCCTGAGCCTTCTTGATCGGCGCCTGACCCTTGCGCATCTTACCAGCACCGCCAGCCGCGTAGCCCATCGGAGTGCCGCCACCCATGTAATTCATCGGGTCGCCGCCCATAGCCATAGCGCGCGTCACCTTCGACGCTTCCATGTCCCGCGAACCGCCAGCCATCGCGCCACCGTTCATCTTCTTAACGGGCTTACCACCTTCAGCATAATCCATCAGTCCGCCAGCCATCTTCTTGTGTGGCGCACCACCGTGAGCGTAATCCATCGGTCCACCACCCATCTTCTTGGCTGGCTTCTTTGGATTACCAATCGCGATAATGACGGCCAGACCGTCTTTCGGCTTGGCTTCTTTGACCTTGCCGCCTTTCTTGAACGCCATCGGCGGACGAGAACGATTAGCAATCGGGCCTTGACCTTGCATCTGGCGAAGAAGCGCAGCGTCAACTGCCGATTCATCGTTGTTGAGTAGCATCTTGCGCTTAGAATTTTGCTTTCTAGCTTCTTCAAGGGCCTCTGCCCTAGTCAGTTGGCCCTGCAAGAACGAACCCGTGCGCTGTTTCATGATCTGGTCAGCAAGAGCGTTAAGGGCTTGGTCGGTAGGATTTGCGGACGCAGCGGGCGGACCACCGCGAGGCGCAGGCATACCAGCGGACGCAGCGGGCGGACCACCGCGAGGCGCAGGCGCAGTGGCGCGAGGCGGAGGCGGAGGCGGAGGCGCAGCCGCACGAGCCGGAGGCGCAGCAGCACGAACCGGCGCCGGAGCGGCAGCCGCACGAGGCGGAGCAGCCTTCGACGTTTCACCCGCCATCTTCGTGTTGTAATGTTTACCCCGCCAAGTGAAAACGCCATCCGGGCCCTGTTTTTCACGTTCCTTTGCAAACTTCTCGCTGAACGACATCTTCTTCTCAGCGTCTTTGATTTCCCTCTCACGCACGGCGTTCAGGTTGCGCGCTTCTGCACCTCGATCCATAAGGCGTGTTGTATCAAATGAAGGCTTCGAACGCGACATTTCCTCCAAGCTACTCATATCAAGCTCAACCGGCTTAACCTTACCGCCCTTTCTCATGCCGCCCATCTCAGTGGCCAGCTTGCGCGCGGTGTCCGACGACGTCTGGACCTTGCCGCCGTTCTTCATCACATCAGCGGGCTTAATCCCACGCTTTCGCGCATCCGGAAACACTTCAGTTTTTTTAACGCCGGAAACAAGATGCTTCCGACCAAACGAGCCTTCTTCGTTATAACCACTCCGCTTGGCTTGGTCGTCGTAAGCCATCTTTTCCATCTTGGACATTTTGCGGTAAGTTGCGGGTTCCCCGTAAATAAAATCCACACCCACAGGCTTTCTTTTTACGGCATCTTCGTCGGCCCGATCCCTAGCTTCAATATCGTTTTGCACCTTGCGCAGAACTTTATCACGAGCCTCCATAGTCCCGTAAGCATTGTGCGGGCCACGGGCTTTGATTTCCTCAGCCTTTCTGTCGACTTCTTGCATGCGCGCAATATACCGCTTGGCATCCGATGACGTCTTAGCGCCACCATTAGCCATCATCTCCTTAATCAACTCGTTCTGCGCCTTGGCAGCGGCGAGGTCAGCAGGCGTCGGCATCGGCTTCTTCACCGGACCACCAACCTTATAGGTCGGGATCGGACGAGCGTTCGCGCGCTGCTGCAGGGCCTTCGCGCCATTCGGTTGCTTCGGCATGGGCTCAGCAAACGCCGGGCCGAAAATCGCGCGAGCTTTGGCCCGCATATCAGTCGTCTTCATTGAAAACCTCCAAGTTTCCGCAGGGCCTCAGACTGCAGCTTAATTGCCGCAATCTTTTCTCTCGATGCGCGATTCGCCGCGTCACTCTGAGCTTCAATCTGCGCCTTAGCCATTTCGACCTGCGCATCACGCTGGCTGTCAGCTTCCCTCAGCTGCAACTTCTGCATCTCAACCTGCGCCATCTGATCGATCTCAGGCTGTGGCTTATACATCGGCGCCAGCTGCTGCATAGCCTGCGCGACCATGACTGCAACCTGATTCTCAAGCTCCGGAGGCATCGGCATGCCCGGAGGCGGCAGCGGCTGGCCAATGATCTGCTCTACCTGCTGACGCATCTTCATCGCCAAGTGCTCGTTTATGTGCGCCTGCAGTATCGGATTGTCCTGCGCAATCGGCGCGTGTGCCGCGATGTGCGCGTCGTGATCCTGATACGCACCCGCGATGATCGGCATGCCCACAATCGCGTTCTGGTTCTCCGTCAGCGGATCCAAAGGACGCGGCTTCTGGCGCTCAGGCGCCAACAGCAACTCAATCTTCTCAGGGGCGATTCCCATCTCAACATACATCTGCCGATACGCTTCGCGCAGATTGTGCTGGTCCGGCTGCTGCGTCGCAAACCGCAACAACGCCTCAGCCCGCATCATACGCTGGGCCGACGATGAAATGTTCGGATCCGAAACCGGAATCACGTCGATGTTATTCGCGAAATCCTCGCGCATAATCGCCGCCATGCCGCCGCGCACCGGGAACGGATACGGTTCGTCCGGCAAATACTTACCAAACAGATTTGCAATCAGCTTCAGTTCACGGCTAAACGCCCTGTGGCAGCGCTTCAGCGTCGCCGACTGCAGACGGGTCGCCGCCTCCATCAACGCCACTGTCGTGCCTACAGGTGCATCCTGACGGCCCTCACCGACCGCAATCTCAGTCGTGTTCGCCAGATTCCGGGCGGCCTCGTAGGTTTCCTTCAGCAGCGCCAGCGAAACCTGCGACGGTTCCTTATACGGCATCGTCATAATCGCGTTCTGGATCGGCATGCCACCGGTATCGATCTCACGGAACTCCGTCGGACCAATCCCGATGTTATTATCCTCCAGACGCATGCCCTTAACGCGCAAACCGCCGGGGAAGTTATTCAGCGTACCTGCATCAATCAGCTGACGGCGGATCGATGTCGCCGTTTTCGCCGAATTTCCCAGCAAGTGCGCATAACCCAGCCCGTAAAACCCAACTCCCGGCATGAATTTATAGTGCGTAAACATATCCTTACGCTGATACGTCGGATCTGCCTCGTCGTAGTTCCGATAAATCGACAGAACCTTCCGCGAGCCCTCTTCAATTGTCACGGTATACGGCAACGGGATGCCATCCTCGTTTTCGTACCCCGAAAGGTTCAAATCCGCGTATATTTCGTATATACGATATTCTTCGGTGCCCTCAGCGCCCGGCTCAATGCCCTGAACACCGTCCACCTGCGCCTGAATCGGCGACTGCGAGCTATCATCCGCCTGCGGATCACCCAGATCGATGTCCCGGTACACGCCAGCCAGCTGCGCCAGACGGAAATTCCGACGCGTCATCGGTGTTATGTGGCAGTAACGCGGCGAGGTCGCCAAATCCGTCGTGCCATACGATGCAATGAAGTTATCCGGCAGCACGAAACGGCTCACAGGACGCCCCAGAAGCCGATCCTGATACGTTTTCTTAAACGTCGAGCCCACCAGCGGCAGCCAGAACAGCATCTGGTCGAATTCTTCATAGAATTCCGGCGCCAACTCCGTCAGGTACAGGTTCATGAACTGCTGCACCCGTGACGCCTGCGCCTCCAGCTGCTCGTTCGCGACGCCAATCACCTGCGTCTTCACCGGACCCGCCGCCGGCATCAACTCACCAGCAGCCACAGCCTGCCAGCGCACAACAGCCTCAGCCATCAGCGGGTCATAGACGCCGCACGCACCCTTAAACGGCGTCGTGCGGTCCTCAATCTTCAGACCCATCAGCTTGATGCCCTCAGACATCGTCGCTTCCCAGTCCCCACGCGACTGCTTGTCTTCCTCGACCCCGCTGAGCAGCATCTCGCCCAGCGCGTTCATGTCCATGTCCTTCATGTACAGCGCTAGGTTCGCGTCAAACGGTGCATCTTCCGGCAAATCCGTCTCAGGCTCGAAATCAATCTCGACCCCACCGTCTTCCAATTCCGTGAACTCAGCACCGTCAACTATCGCCGGACCTTCGTCCTCAATTTCGATTTCCGCGTCTTCCAGCGGCAAATCCACATCAATGCCGCCAATCCCCTCAAACGCAGGGCGGAGCGTGTCAGCGAGCGATGTCGGTCTACGTGCCATAAATATCCTTACCAATAAAACGATGCACGCTCAAGCGGCGTGTCATACACGGGTTCATACGGATCTTCCGTATTCGCCACCCAGCCACTCTGCTTAATCCGCAAAAACGCCATTGTCATCGTATCCACCCAGTCCCGCGAATCCGCCGCCGGAAACTGCACGCACTGCTCCATAAAATCCCGCGCCCACGGCCTCAACTGATCCGACGAATTCTTCATCGTCGGCAACCATACCCTGCCGTTCTCAATCAAATCCGTCACAAGCCGCACACGCGCAATCTTATCGCCAAACTTATCCGGGTTGAACGGCGTCGCCACAATCCCCGCCCTCCCCAGATCCTGTATCAGCATCTGCCCGTTCGCCTTGGCCTCCACCAAAATCGTATCCGGCGTCCGTTCCCGCGATGCCTTGATCGGCAGCTTGTAATTGTCGTCCCGATAGTCCGTCGCCATCCGCTGCACCATGCGCCGCAGAATCGGCCACTCCGCCCGCTCCCGCCACACACTCAGCAAAATCAGATTCGGAATTCCATTGTCATCATCAAACACGCCCCACGTCGTCGATGCACTAAACGCCGACGTCTTGTTCGCCGTCAGCGCCGTATCCCACGCCTGCAACACATACTTCACCTTCGGCGGCTCAGGGGAGCGCCACCACTTAAACCACGTCTGATCGATGATGCCACCATCATCAACCACCGGGTTCTGCTGATACAACGACGACCAAATCCTAGACGTCGTCGATGGCTGGCGGCGGATGTTCTCAAGTTCCTCTTTCGGGAACTGCTCCGGCCACAGTGCATCCCCGGGCTTGCGCCCCAGAATGTCCTTCTCCACCGCCATAGCGGGCAATATCACCCGCTCCCACTTCTCCCCCTCACCATCCCGCTCACCCTGATCCAGACGACCCATGTGGTCACCCAGATGCCAGCGCGTCCCAATCAAAACTATCGGCGTATCCTTGTCCTTCCGACGCGTAAAAAAATCCGCGCCATACCAAGCCCACAACTTATTACGCTCACTCTCACTCTCCGCCGCCTGAATCCCAGACAGCAAATCGTCCCCAATCAATATGTCACCACGACGACCCGTCACGTTCGCGCCAACAGCCGTCGCGTGATAACCACCCGTCCCCGTCGTCATCCACTCCCCAGCCGCCGTCTTGTCCGCGCTAATCCCAACCCCGGGGAACAGCCGACGGTGCTCGTCTCCCTTGATGACGTTGCGCACCTTTAAACCAAACGAATCCGACAACTCTTGTTTATGGGTTGCGAATATGACGTTCCGGTCAGGGTTCTTCGACAGATAATACGCCGGAAAATAGTGAGACGCCGCAAACGACTTCCCGTGACCCGGAGGCATGCTAATCATCAAACGACGGATCTCACCGCGCTCAACCGCATCCAGCTTCTCACACACCAACCGCAAATGCGGCGGCGGCTTCAGACCACTCACAAACTCAACATACTTTGCAAACGACGATATCGCCTCCTCGCGGGAAACCAACTCCTCCAGCAATTCGTCCAGCGATAGCTCAGCAATCACTCGGCGTCATCTCCATCCCCAATACCACAAACCAACGTCCCCTCGA